AATACTGTAATGAGAATGCAATCTTAGTTGGAATTGTAGAAGATTATTATCGATGTACTCATTGTGGGGAAGATACGAAACAACACATTAATGGCAGAATTCGATATATGAAACTAGAACAATCGGATCTTGATTTAATTAAAAAATACCCAGACAATGGCTAAACAAAAATTTACACACTATGTTCCAAGACCAAAGCCTAGAAAAAGACCGGGTCGACACACAAAAAGTTTAAACAAAAACAAGAAAAGAGATTATAAAAAATACAACCGTCAAGGGCGTGTATGAAGTTTATATTAGTTTTACATCTTTGTAGTATGATTACAGGAAAATGTCTTGATTCACATCATCCTAGTTATCAATTTAAAACACATTATGATTGTGCAATAGCAGGATACGCATTGTCGCAGGAAAGTTTAAAACTATTATCTCAAGAAGAATATTATTACGGCTTAGATCGTATTAATGAAGAAAGACTCGCTATTCGATTTGAATGTAGAGAATTAAAAGGAGCTTAATTTACACAACCTAAAATTGTAAGCCCGCCCCTGAAAGAAATCAAGGACGAGCAAACAAAAGGTGTGAGAAGAGAAGCAAATCATATACTAAAAAGAATTACCTTGCAAGTCTTGATTTTTTGGTGTAAATTCCCATAATATAAACAAACAAAAGGACAAGAATGATTAGTGATTATGTACTAAAATTGATTGCTTTACAGCTAGAAAGGATGAATGAACTTAAAGAAATGGAGCTCATTTTAAACCATCCCCACGTAGAAGAATCAATTGATAATGTTAAGTTCGAAGAAAAAAGAAACAATTTATTAATAAAAATAAAAGAAATGGAGAATCTAAATGGCAGATCCTAATAAATTTAAATCGGTATCCGTACCGATTGATACGTATAAAATACTAACTTTACTTAGCACAAAACTAACGGATGCTAATTTAACTATTTCTAAAACTATAGAAGTTTTAGCAAAAAAAGCGGTCAGAAAAAATGGATTTAAAAAATAAAATTTTTTGTGAAAAGTGTGATGGTCTGGGTTATAGAACGCTATGGTCAGATCATACTGAAACTAAAAAAATACATTTAGATTGTGCAGATTGTGACAGCAAAGGGTATATAGAAGAAGATGATAGAGAAGACGAAAGTTTGTTTGGCGTGTAAGGTCGAAAAAACTTTAGATCAATATTGGAAAAGTCAAACGTGTCATTTAGGAGTAGATCCTAAATGTATCATCTGTCGTAAAATGCAACAACGAATTTACCGACAACAAAATAAAGAAGAACGAAGAAGAAAAAATTTACAATGGGCAGGAACAGAGCGAGGTTTTTTAATGGGGATCTATGCAACCATTGCTAAAGATTTTAATAAGAATAGAGGAAAGAATAGAACGAATCTAACTGAAGAAAAATATAAAAATTGTTTTAATGATAAAGAAGACTTTTGGAATTTTTGGTTAGAACATAAACAAAAATACGGAATGAACTGTGCGATTACTCACTTACCAATGACCCATATTCGTGGACAAGGTAAAGGAGTTCGAACCAATATTAGTTTAGACCGACTCGATCAACTGAAACCGTATTCACGTGAAAACTGTATCTTTGTCCGTTGGGAAGTGAATGATCGAAAAGGAAGTATTTTATTTACGGATATAAAAAGAATAGTCGAATTATTTAGAGAGAGGAACTACAGCATATGATGAAACAAATAAAAAAGTTTACTTATCCGGGAACGAATAGAGAAATGATTGAAGGTAAAAGACACTATGTTATTGGTAAAGAAAAACTACCCTCAGTCACTACTATCTTATCCGCTACACAATCGGAAGAAAAGAAAGCCTCTTTAGAACGTTGGAAACAACGGGTCGGAGAAGAACAAGCCGAGAAGATAAAAAATACATCCGCTAATCGTGGAACGATAATGCACAAACTACTTGAAAAGCACGTATTAGGGGAAGGATATGAGGATTTAACGGATCTAGGGCAACAAGCAAAGCCTATGGCACAAATGATCGTGGAACGGGGTTTATCGCGTATGGAGGCCTATTATGGCACGGAAGTGACCCTTCATTACCCTGAGCTCTATGCGGGGCAAACGGATCTAGTGGGGATCTTTGATGGTAAAGATTCTATTATCGATTTTAAACAAACAAATAAGCCGAAACAAAGAGAGTGGATCGGGGATTATTTTATTCAATTAGGTGCGTACTCTATGGCACACGATTATGTTTACGGCACGAATATTGAAAAAGCAGTTGTAATGATGTGTAGCCCAGAACCATACTATCAAGAGTTTATTATTGAAGGACAAGAGCTCAAGGACTACAAACATCAATGGCTAGAGCGGGTCGATCAATATTATAAGGAGAAAAAATAGAATGAATTGGGAAGAGAACGAATTGAAAATGATAAATACCTTAAACGAAGAGGTATTTAAAAATGACAATATTAAAAAAACTTTTGATGAATATAGCAAAGTGGACTGTAGTAATCAAACTTACACTTTGGAACTTAAATATAGACATATGCCCTCAACTTTATATGGCGATTGTTTTTTAGAAAAGATGAAGTATGACGGTGTTATGGAGAAAGCAAAACTCTATAACAAAACCGCAGGCTATGTTGCGGCCTTCAGCGATGGCAGTTATTATGCTTGGAACTTAACAAAATTAACTGACGAAGGATACGATTTCAAATGGCAAAAAATCTTTATGAAAAGAACTACGCACTTTGAAAATAATGAACAGATAGAAAAACTATCTTGCAAACTACCACTAGAGAAAGGAACTAAACTAATATGAAAGTAGACTATCCCGGCCAACAAGACGATATGAGACGATTGTCAAACTGTTATACCGCCTATAAGAAAGCAGATAATTTAAAATCTCAAAAAATTTGGGAAGACAAATGGTATGAATTGGTTAAAATGATCGGCGATAAAATTTCAGCATTTGAAAGAAGGAGGCTCAATTGATTCGAACAAAAGAGTTAATGCAAATATTAGAAAAATTCAACTCAGGCGAGACAGCAGGATATGCTCGCGTTCAAGTTGTATCTAAATCAAATCGATATAGACCTAAAAATATATTAGAGGTTAAGTTGGTTGAAAATAAAATTATTGGTTCAACCGAAAGCCACCGTCTAATGATCTTGACTGACTAAATATTACCAAATATTTCAATTGTGTTGTAAATGTGTCTTAAATAAGGCAATTTGTATTGTGGTATAAATGTGACAGTATTGTGACATAAATGTTACAGTTTTGTGAATAACGAATAACTGAACATCAAAATTAATAAATGAACATCAATTAGAATAACTGAACATCAAAATACAACTTATAGTGGGTAAAATACAACTAAGCGGGGAACGCGGGTGGTCTCTACTATAAGGGAGATTTTGGGGGGTATTGTTTTTTTTTTTAAAAAAAAAATATTTGCGCGGTGGTGGTGGTAGACTAAAAAGTCAATAAAATGGAGCTTATTTTGGGTGTGCTACCATAGCACATCTAGAAGTGTTGATTATCAATGCTTTTTTGGGTGTGACAGTTTTGTACTCGGCGCGCGAGACCTTTTTTGGTTTCAAAAAAAACTTTATAGGGGTCAAATCTCGCCTTATATGCTAGAAGGCGATATGGCAAAATCTAGAAAAAAATCTAAATACAGATCCGTCCTGATAAACAAGAAACGATATTACTACTACAAGATAACGTGGATTGACCCAACAGGCGATTCTGGGCACGCTACGGCGCAGGAATCACTATCTTTGGTGCCATCTACAATGATCACACACGCATATGTATTTCATAAAGATAAAAAGAGTTTATGGACTTTTGCAAGTTATGAAGAAAACGATGAATTGTTTTCTGACCGGAATGTATTTCCTCTAGGTTGTATTACAAAGATGGAGAAGATTACTCTATAGTTTCTTCAGTTTCGCTAGTTTCACTAGTCTCATCAGTTTCGCTAGTTTCACTCTCAATATAATCATTACCATTCATTAGAACCTTATGGTCATTAAGAATATCTTTCATTTTCTTTTCTAATTCATCTTCTGTAAGTTGATCTATAGATCCGTATTTAATTACTTTCTGATCTACATACAGGCCAGCCGCTTTTCCGCGTGCGACTTCAGCATTGATTGCCGCCGACCACGCTTTTTTATCTCTTGATTCATCTCTAAGTTTTGCAAGTTCAGCTATATGTTTTTCGTAAGTAATCTCATATTTCTTTTGAACTTCTTCTCTCAGTTCGCCTATGTATTTAACTACTAATGGGAATATTTTTGGATTGCGTAGCCTACTCGCCTGTACGTGAGCAGTATCTTTTTCATAACCCGCTTCAACAGCACACTCTCTTGGTGTTTTTCGACCTTCATTAAAAACTAATTCTCTTGCAAACTTCATTTGCATTTCTGTTAGTCTCTTTGGTAGACCTTTTGGATTTGGCATAATTAGATATTTATATATACTTTTTTAAAATAATCAATCGCTTGTGGTTTAAGTTGGCGCTTGGGTCTTTAACCACTTAGCGCCAACACACCTTTCACACAGTATTTTAACCGCTCTATAAGGCGACTACTTAGTAGTGGCAATTTTTGAGCTAGTAGGTTTTCTGTATCACCTGTTGGTTGCACCTATAAGCGAGTTCCAATGATGTGCCTACTCGATTAGGACTTATAGGTCGGTAATGCACTACCAACAACCAATGATGTAATGGCATCTTGAAATAACATTTAAAATGTTAAACTGGTTAATTTTAAAAGCCTACCAATTTACGACTTACCATTACAATCTGATTAAAGTGGCTTGTTGATAGAACAT